GCCTACAGCAAGCGACTAAATTCTGTGGATCAAGTGCTAGGTGTGGATCTTTGCTAACAGGTATCACGTGATCTGTCTGGTCCGCATCCTGTCCACAATATACGCACGTATAACCATCTCTAGCTAAGACCACTAACCGCTGCTTCTTGTACTTACGTGTAAGTCTAGGGTCATTACGTTTAACCATTTAGTAATAACCTTTCTTTACAAAGAAGTACCACGCATTACACGGATTAGTATATCGAGATTCTATGTACTTAAGACCTAGATCAATCTGTTTAAATGGGTCCTTCTCTTTTAGTTTTAGAAGTTGTGGTATACCGAACGCACTGCTTCGCTTATTCTTAGCTAATGGGTTCCAGTTACTTTCTTTAGTCCACAGTTTATTTAAACATACGTACTGCTTGTGATTTGTTAGTTTTGTATGTGAGTAGAGTTTATAGATTTCTGTAACTGGGGTACTCGCCCGGGCTGGCGTATTACACAGCACGCCCAATAGCACCACTGCGCCTAGCGCGCTTGCGCCGTTCCGGGCGCGCCCAGCGCGAGTGGAGCGTACCCGACGAGTCAATAGTTCTTTGCATAATCGCAGGTCAGACGGCGTGGCGCTATACGATTTAATTAATTTCATAAATATTCCTTTATTTGCGTACCCAAGTATTGCGTGTAGGCAGGTGGTATCGCCTCGACCAATTCGCTCCAAATCGCCCAATCTATACCCATTGCATTTTGAGCCTCTTTAACTGTTTTAGCTACTTGTCCACCGTATACGTAAGTACCGGTTACTTTGTTGCGACCTTGAGGCTGATCACCCATTGCTCCGTAAACACCAACTGGCCGGCCTTGCATTTTATGATCGCATAAAGAGCCTTTGATTGGCATATTGCTTTCGAATAACCGGTGCCTACGCACGCGTAAACCAAAAGAGGATCCGCATAACTGAACCGGGTTAATCAAAGGACTACCTACGACATTTTCAATAATGTATGGTTTACCTGACGCAATTAAAGCCTCGCGTGTCTGCGGTATCAAATCCAATTTACTTGTGGATTTTCCCTGCGCATTTCGTAGGTGTTTAGTGATACTGTGCGTCTGACACGGTGGACTGGCATGAATTACGTCAAATTGATCTATAAAGTTTTCGTTACGTAACACTTCCAACACGTCGGCCCTTGTATACATATAGGGATAGCGTTTGCCGTGTTTTAAATCTACGCCATGAACTTCGAAACCAGCCATACCATACCCCACCGACGCTCCACCGACACCACAGTAAAGGTCTAGTAATTTGAATCTAGTATTACCTAACACGGCCTATGTCCAATCGTTTTAAAGCTTCGGCATTGTCTGCACCCATGGCAAATAACGCGGTTGGCATAAAGATTCCGGCTTCACCACCGGCCGGCGTTCTAAACATCATTCGGGACGGCAGAGGTACCATTCCATCGCATTGGTCCCAGATAGTGTTAAACCATTTGGCCTTGGCTATTTGGCACAGCATCACGCCGTTACCGTGTTCTATGAATTTATTAACCCAAGGTGTCGTTTTGCTATACGGTGGATTCATCCAGACCCTACCTACCCAATCCTGGACTAGCCCATTGTCTATGATTGTGTAATACTTTTTAACCGGGATCCAAGGACAGCCACCAATAGGCGAGGCCGGGTCAGTGTCGAACTTTAGACCCAAGCCAGCGAATATCCAAGCTGGCGTATAGTAATCGTCAGTGGTCTTTGGTACGTCGTCATCAGCTATCTGTAGTCCTAAATCAAACTCCATCAGGTATTAACTCCACTCCTAAGGTGCCACAGCCTAGGCATTCAACGCACTTTAACCCAGGCGGTAGCAGTTCGGTAAAATCCAATATAACCTTGGCCATCACGGACTCTTTGCAGACCCGGCAGGTGAATTTAATCAGTTCCATAAATGCTATTCCTTATGTCTTGGATCGGAAATAAATTATTCTGCGGTATCCAATGGCAGCCGTAAGCCTGATGTAGATATTTAGGCTTTCTAGCCATTTGTATCGGTATCCACCCGGCTATTTCATAAACCGGACTTTTACCGACTACAAGTATTGCAACGTCCTGCTGCCTATCGGTTTCACCAATAGCTAAGTGGCCGTCCCTGTACTTGGTCCATTTGACCTCGAACCGCGTCCCTACGTCCGCTTCCTTTTTGAAAGTGTTAAGCGTAGGTTTAAAGTTCTTAAAACCCAAGTATTGCGCAACTACCATTTCGGCTCCGACGGATTCAGCCATCTCGGCTATGTACTCGTGCATATTTAGATTTTTGTTATGCCTAGCTGCATGATTAGCTACGGCGTTAATATCGGTTACCCGGTGGAATCCGACTTGGTGTGCTTCGACTTCTTGCGCGTAGTCTAGGACGACTCTTACTCGCGACACTTGGCACAAATCCATAAAATAACCTGTCTGTCTAAGTCCTCTATACCAATACCGCCAAGTGGATCTTGTTGGCTGTTGCATTTATCGCACCAAGCCGTAGCTGTAACTCTACGTACTTCGCCATCTTCCAATCTTACAAGTATGCCGTTTTTAACGAATTCGACGTATCCCATCAAGTTAGTCCTAACAGCATATCTGTTGCACTTGCATCGGTTGGTGTTATAGAGAAACCAGGTTTTTTAGGTGGTTGCCATTTACCATTAGAATCTATCTTGTACCAGATACTGTCGCATCCACTGCTCTTACCCATGATGCAGGTATAGCCATAGTAATCCCGGCCGTTCTTTGATCCCTTTTTTAAGGCCATTACGCCGTGGTTGCATATCGGAGCCTTTTCTATTTCCTCAGCCCCTAACTGTTCTTTGATTTGGTCCAAGGTTTGACCTACGGGCTTAACTTCCTTTGAACCGGGTTTATAGTCAGACTTTATAGGTTCTGCCATTTTTGCCTGGGCCTTTTCCATATCTTGTTTAGTTGGCCTCTTATCTACGCCAAGCAAAAGCCCGGCAGATCGGCCATAGCTAGAAGTTACGCAGTTCTCTACCCAGAAGTCGCGGTTTACGCCACGGTCGCTTCTAGCCTCGTATGCAACGTCTACGGCTGCAGGGTTAGCATCGTTAGAGTCGCGATAAACCTCAGTTACGACGTAACAATAACCGGCTTGGTGATCTATTTTAAGCTCTCGTATATTAAATCGGGCCATCGGAAAGTTATCATGGACCCTTTTAATACGCGTAGCCACATCTTCATAATCGTTTAAATTAAACACGTTTAACCGCCTCTTCCGCTTCTCTAGCTGCTTTTCTAGCTTTTATATCGGCGATTACTTTACGGCCGTATTCCATCTGGTCTGCCAAGGACCAAATACTCCCATCGTGCCAGGTTGATAGTTCGGTCCGGTGTTCATCGCAATAGGCCCTTTCATTTGCTTGGCCCAAGTGTGTTTCAGATATGCAGACCACTACGGCCTGGGTTTTAGCTTTTTCGTGCCATTCGTTCTTTACCTTGCCCCATTGCGCTTTACACATATCGCAATAACGGCCCGGCTGCGCTTTAACGATGGCCATCTTGTGCCTGTTTCCGCCATTTAGCAGCCTGTAGGTGCGCCTCGCGCCGTCCATCTTTGTACCCCAAGCTATAAGTGTAACTAGCTATTATCACCGTGAAAATGCCGATGACAATCCAATCTATTACGTCCATATTTAGCCCTTACCGCCGGTAAACCGTCGTTACCGACTCTAAAAGGGTAAGCCCTACTACCGACAATAGGCAAGGACAGACACGCGCTACGGCCTATTTATCGCGCTGTAGCATCATTTCGTAAAGGATTTCGACCCGGGCCTCTAGACGTGTTACTTGGTCTTTAATGCTCGATCCTGAATTTTCTCTTAGCTCTACCAGGTAATGCTTGACTAACCATCGAACTGAGCCGACAAAGGAGCCGATAATTGTAATTACAGCTACCGACAGCGCAGCCCAGTCCGACGAGTCCACGGTTACTTCTTACGGCCGAACTCGACCGCACTTGGATCTAGCCATTTTAGTACCGGGCCAATAAACCCAGCTAGAGCAGCGTAACCCAAAGCTTTAGGGTCTGTAGTGCCGGCTAGAAATAGCGCGCCTGCTGATGAAAGCGCAGCCCTTAGCCAGGATAGAAACATCTGTTTCATTTTTTCTCCTTAATTAACTTCGGAATATACGTATACCGTATCGCTTCCCGATGCAGTGATGCCGTATAAAGCCTCATAAGCCCCTAAGGGTAAGGTTACCTTCTCATTGTTATCAATCTTAAAACCTGTGGTACTTGTTACTTGGGCGTTTCCAATGTATACCGTTCCCTGTTCTGCGTGTAATAAAACTGTTTGATCGTGTGGATCTGCAGCTACTAATAAAGTCGCCGTCGTAGTTACCGTTACCTTTGCTGTTTTCATCACAGTCCTAACTTTAATATTAACGCTGCAGCCTTTGCAGGTGTTATGTCTATTTCAAAGTGCATTTCATCTTTGCGATTTACGTAATCACCGCCCCATCTCAGCCCATACTTTTTAGCTAAGGCCCGGATCATTGGCACTTTTTCAGGTGGAAAGGTACCGACTAACCCAAGCGCGTGTTTAGGTGCGTTTAGGTCTATGGCCGTGCCGGACGCGTGATTACTTAACTTGTCTGTTGATCCACGAATCTGCCTAAATGCATAACCCCAATCGTCTAAAGGTCCTTCGTCGATAGGTTCTATTAGCTCGTGAAACTCGGCAGCGAAGCCAATCAGCAATGGTGCGACAGCCTCGGCGCAGCGCAGTCTAGTTTTGGTCCCAGGTACGGTGTAACTTTTAATAGCTATTTCGTCCGGGTCCCTTGAGGCGCGCCAGCCATTATGGCTTGATAACGTCATAGTTACCCTTTCCTTACGGCACTATTCCTCAAGATTATGCTAGAAGTAATCTAGCCTCATCTTCGGTAATTCCAAGCCGTTTCAATAACTCAGCCTTAGCTTGTGCTTTTGCTTCGGCTTCGGCTTTTTTCGCTGCCGCTAATGCAGCATCAATTTCCATTTGTGCTAATTCCTCAGCGTTCGCATCCCTAATAGTTTCCTCGCCAGTTTCAGCATTAACGATTTTTACTTGTGGTTTATTTGTCATTTTATGATACTCCATATAGATAGGCTGTTCCTGATGTAAAATTACCTGAGCTTGGCAATAAAGTTAAACTTGAAATGGCAGATGTTGTTTTATAGACTCCCAAAGTAGTAAAACTATTAAAAGTTGTAGCAGAAGCATTAACTAATCCAGTAACAAAAGCGCATTTCCAAGTTGATGAAGTATAATCAAAAATATCGACTACATTTAATCCATTAGCATCGGTGCTATTTGCTTGTCCAGAAGCATAAAATGAACTGTTTCCAAAACTTGCGCCAGAGCCATCTTCATCAGTTGCATAATTATTTCCGCTGTCGCCATTAAATCTTGCTAACAAATTGCTTGAATTTGTAGCAGGTTTGAAATTTTGAACAATTAATTGTAAATTTTTGTAAGTGGCTGGAATTGATGATATTGTTACAGATGCACCAGTTAAAGTAGTGCCACCAGTATTTATTAAAGTCATACCGCCACTAGAGGCAGCCTGCCACTTAAGTCCAGTAGCCTCGGCGCTATCCGCTACGAGTGTGGTGCCGTTTGCGCCTACGGCAAGGCGACTGAAAGTATCCGCGCCGGTGCCTACTACTAAATCGCCTTTAGCATCGATAGCTGTAGCCATTGAGTTAGTAATTGTTACTGTGCCGGAAGTTCCACCGCCTGAGATACCGACTCCAGCAGTTACACCTTCAATATCGCCGGTAGCACCCGATGCAACCCAAGCGGATCCATCGTAATACCAAAGGCCATTGGTGTCTTTAGTAAATGCAAATTGTCCTTCTTGCGGTGAAGTAATAGCTGCATTTCTAGCTGCCGTACTGGCAAATACCAAAATGCCCTGCATTAAATAACCGTTTACGTCGCCGGCGGTTAAAACTTCGCCAGTCGTAAAGGTCTTAAAACCTAAACCTGCTGCCATAATTGCTCCTTAATAGCTAAGTACATTGTAGTCGAGTCGGCCGTATATGTTGTTATCCAAAATCAGCGCGTCGATGACTGGCTCGAGCGTCGTGAAAGTGGTCTTGAAGCTAGTCGGCGTTATGGCCATTGCTACGCCGAAAATCTGCAGAGTCTTTTCCAGGGTTGATCCGCCTGGTTGTGTAGTTAAAACTGTAATAGGATCAAAGAAATCCAAATCTAATGCTGCAATTATGCCGGCATTGTAATTAGGTGTATACAAATCCAGGACTATGGCATCGCATCTTATAGAAGTTTCGGCCCGACTAGCTACGTAAGCCTGGGCATAATCCAAAGCCACAGAGTCGGTTTGCATCAATAAGTTATCTAAAAAGTACGAATGCAAGAAATATTTATCAATCGAATCCTGATTTGTGGCTACCTGGGCGGAACCGCCAGCCCGGGTAATTGTGGCTTTGTTAAAAATCAATACGTCGTTAAGGGTCCAGGCTGCATCCATATAGGCAATTCCGCTGCCGTCATCGGCGAATACGGTAGGACTTGCGCCAATCGAACTAGCTGTAACGTTACGATCTTGAAATACAAAGGATCCGGATGCATCTACATATATGGCCCCATATTCCGACTGGGCTACCGTAGTAAGGGCTTGTAATGCCGTACGGTTAGTTCCAGGGTCTGCCTGAAGCGTGGTTAGCCCGGCATCTACGTCGCGCATACTGACCGGCCAGTCGATTTCGTCCAATATAGCGTTTATACGCGCCCCAGATAATTGTCCGGCACTGGTACCTGTAACTGTGCTGATTTGTGCGTTATAGGCCAATCTAAAGGCATCTACGGCCTGTATTGTGGTTATTGCTACCTCGTCAGCCTCTTTCGGATAAGTCGTAACGTAGCTGGTAATAAATCCTGAAAATATAGGGTAAGTGACCCCTGCGTATGTAGCTGTAATTTGAACCTTTTTCATAGGTGTTAAAAGTTCGTAATAAGGACTGGCTGGGTTCTGGGGATTGAAGTCCCCATTTTGATCAACAATACGCAGGGTTAAGGTGCCGGTCTGGAAATCGTCGATCAAGGCATTACGTCCGCGCTTGGTTTCGATACGGTTAATTTGATTCGACACGTCTACGATCACGGCTGTAGAATCTGCTAATACGTTAGTACCTAATATTCCTTGGTCCAGAATCATCGCCTGGGCAAAGGCCGGACCGGTTGAAAAGTTAATGATTGCGTTTACTATAGGAACTGCCATTATAGACCGCCGGCTATACCGTATGAAATCCCAGACTTGGTAGCTACCTGAATACTTTCAGCTACCAATTGAGCAAATCGATCACCGGTCTGGGCGGTGTCCACTGTGATTTTTAAATCAGCCATAGACCGTTCCTCGCCCATTCGAACCCGAGCAGGATCAAATGTGCCGGCAAAGCCACTGACTCCACCACTAGGCACGTTAGAAGTTACGTCGGTTTTAATACCAGTAACTCCAGACAGTGAACTTATAAAGGCAGCAATCTGAGCATTTAATGCCCGGACCATTTGTAAAGCGGTATTTTGTAAATAATCATCGATTTTGGTATTCAAAGTTTTAACTTTAAATAAAGCAAAATCCTCTAAAGACATTCCGGCTAATCTGGCCTGTTCGGCTAGTTTTCTTAACGCATCGGTTGCCTCTAGTTCCGCTAATATTTTTTTAGCTAAGGCTTCGTTATTATCTAAAATGGCTAATTGCGCCCTGATGCGTAATTTAGTTTCTTCATCAGTTGCGCTATTTAACGCAGCCGTTAATCCTATCCGTTCAATATCGAATTTCTTTTTTAACTCTTCTAAATTTTTATTTTCAATAGCGTTTTTTGCAGCTATGATTTTATATTCTTCTTTACGAGCCTTAGTTAAATCTCTAGTTACACGTAAATCAGGAATGCCAGAATATCCTCCGACATTTTTCTGAGTGCCAGATTTGCCTATATCATAAGCAATGATTCCAGCCGTACCTGCTATTAAAGTTTTACGGCCCAAGGTTAATAAGGCAGCTATACCTAATAAAAACTTGCCTACGTCGCTATCGATTATTTTCTTAACTTCTGCTATCAGTTCAGCCATACCTTTAGTAGTGTTAGCGATGGCGGTAGCAAATCCATTCATAGAATTTGCAGCCTGATTTATAGAATTGTCTTTACCTAAAATACTTAAAGCATCTATTAGACCCTTACCAATAATCTCTGTGGCGTTAGCAGCATTTACCCTTAGTAAATCCATTTTGCCAGCGTAGGTGTCTAATCTAGCTAATGCCTGGCCTTTAAATTTTTGATCCAGGGCAGCCATGATTTTATTCATATCGCCGGTAGCAATCGTAGTTTTATCTAGGCCGGTACCTAATCTGGCGATAGCAGTTGTACTGCCTGAAGCCCCTTTGGCGATAGCTGCCACCACGGTACTTAAATCTTTGCCAGTACCTGCCGAAACGTTTAAAGCGGTTTCTAATGCTTTCTGGCTTAAAGTAACTGAATTAGTAGCGTTTAATAAAGTTTGAAAAGCCGGCCTAAGTTCGTCATCTAGGACACCGTATAACTGCTGAAGGTTAAAAATATAATTTTCTACTTCATTAACTCTAAAGGCGTTACCGGTATTTTGTAATTGAACCGCTAAAGACTTAGCTGCCTTTTCATCGGCTGCAAATGCGTTAATAGCCTTTTTAGAAAATGCCAATATTTGATAAGTACCAAAGACGCCAGCAAAGGTTTTGCCTAATCCTTTAACAGTTTTATCAAATGCTGAAACCTGTTTTTGGCCTTTTTGTAATGCTTTGCCGTTCCAGGTAGCTAAGGCTGCAACTACTAAATTAGGAGGTTTTGCCATTATGCAGCCTTACTTAACTGACCCTGATTAAACTTTGACGCCGTTATTTCAACGGCCTTAACTACAGCCGGATAAACTTTACCTTGATCCTCATTCCAAGCCCGATAAATAGCCCGGCCTCGCTGCTTGCCAGTTCCTTTTAATGGACTAATATTTTGAGCCGAAGTTATGAAATCAATTCCGGCTCTTGGATTTAAACTTTTAGAATCAATGGATCCGCCCGGATTTTTACGCCCAGCCGTTTCAAATATTGCACCGGACGCAGATTTATTAGCTACAAAGTGCGTAAAAGAAAATCCAGAAGCATTACGTTTGCTTTGACCTGCAGAATAGTAAACACCATTCCTGGCTAAATCCTGATCATAAAATGGAAAGGCCCTGTATTTTTGTTCGGCTGTTACGTTTATTTTACTCCATCCAGATAATACTTGATCGTTATTAGGTAAGAAACCCCTAGCCTTATCGCGTATCGGTATCATCGCATCCCTGATA